AGCCACCAGTCCAGCTGTTCGAAATCCATTTCCATGACTTCCGTGGGCTGAACGCCCATCACCTTGACGACGACAGTCACTCCTGACTCCCACCCCCGAGGTGCTTCAGTAAAAAATCTCGGGCTTCTTGAATCAGGATCGCCTGATCATCCTCGCTGAGTTCTTCGATCATGGCGGGTGGTTGGCCAACCATCTTGGCTGCCAGGTCAATCAGGGTGGCGAAGTCCATGTCGACGCCACCGCTGCCCTTGCCGTCTGAGGTAATGCGCAGCGCGTGGCCACGCAGGTACTTCAACTTACGGGTGACGGTGACTTCGGTGAAGGATTGCTTGCCGAACTCAGCCGGCTCGATCAACGGGATAACTTTTTCCTTTGCCATCAACGAACTTCCTCAGCCGAAATGCCTTCGATACGAAGAGCAATGTTGCCCTCTTCGGTGTTGCCGGTGCCTTCTCCGGCGTACCAACCTTCACGCAGCATGATGACCTTGCCATTCGCCAGCTCCAGCGTGACGGTGGCGTCATCGAGTGTGATCAGGTCCTCGAGATTCAACTCATTGCGGTCGGTGATCTCGCCCTCGATGAAAGGCACCTGCGGCACTTCCTTGTAGCCGTGAACGCGATCGCTACCGATTACGGCCTCTTTTTTCGGCTTGCCAAGGTTGTAGGTGAAGTTGCCCTTGGCGAAGTACATGTCGCCGTTGATTTTCAAGCTGATGAGCCCACCAACGCGGTTTTTGCCTGCCATGTCTTATCTCTCCTGGCCGCCGCCGTTACAGGCGGAATTGAATTTTGTTGGCGACGATCCGCAGTTGATTGACCAGGTCCGGCGGCAAGAGCACATCCATCCGGTTCGGGTCACTGGCATTGCGCTCGGCAATGAGGTTGGCCTTGAAGTCGTCGATGTTCTCGACCAGGCCCAAATCCTCCCACTCGCGGAACTTGGCGATGGCTTCCGCCTTCATCACGACCGGGGTGACCACGGCCTGACCAATGCCGTAACGGGTGCCGTCGTCGGCGAGTTTGTGGCGCGGGTACTTGCGCAGGATGTAGTCGCGCCAGTCGTGACGGATGTACATCAGGGTGAACAGCGTTTCGCTGTCCAGGTAACTGATATCCGATGCACCAGCTGCATTGGTTTTGTAGGTGGTGATCAAACGCTCGATGAGCATCACACCATCGGAGCTCACCTTCGTGGTCGCAATGCCGTCGAACAACAGCAGGTTGCGCTCTTGGTTAGTCAGTCGATTGGCAGCTGCCGGTGGCAGGCACCACACGTAAGGCAGGTTCTGAATCGGGCGAGCAGGATCAATCGCCGCGTAATACGCAGCGATCGCCATAGTTTCAGCAGCCTTTTCGTAAGCCGGCATCGGCTCGTCGTTGGCCATCGCGATGACCAGGTGTTCATTGTTGTGGGTTCGCCCCAGAGCACTGAGCGTACCCTGCGTACCGCGCGCGGCCGTAAAGGCATGCGCCTCAATTTCACGGCCCCAGGCAAAGCGACTGTCCAGCTCTACCTTGAGCTCGGCCAACGTTGCGGCATCGGAATACGCGACGCCCCAGGCATGGAACCACTCATCACCGATTGCAGCGAGCGCCGTTGCCAGCGAAGGGTTGCTGGTACCACCGGTAAGCCCGGTGATGACAAGCGTCACCCCAGCAGGGAGCGCCTGGCCAGCGTAGTAATTCACCCGTGCGTTGATGCTGTTGCCAGCTTCACCTTTATGACGACTGGTGAGCGTGACCGTACCGGTGGCCGCCGCCGCAGTCACTGGCATGTCGGAGACGGCTGTAATCGCCGCGGCGACAGCAGTGGCAATGATCGCGGCAGTGTTGCCGCTGATGACGCCCACGGATACACGCCGTCCAGCGATCATCAGCTCGATGGTGCCCGAAGCTGTAGCGGTACCGGTGAATACCAGGGTACCGGTCGCCGCAACGCCGGCGGCGTTATCGACCAATGGCATAACCTGTAGCTCGGTGTAGCTGTCCACAGCCAAAGCCGCACGGACCATGCCGGCCAGCATCGAACCCACACCGAACTGGGTGTCAGCTTGTGCAGCGCTGGTGATACGGATCAACGCGCCAGCAGGCGCGAGGCCGGCGACGAGTTTTTGCCCAATGAGCAGACGGCGATAAGTCACGGCCTGGGGGCCGCTCACCGCCTGACTGTTATCGATTTCGCTGTACACGCCAGGCTTGCGCAGGGCGCCAGGGCCCGGAATGGTGTTATATCCGATGCTCATTGTTTGTCACCCTTGGGTTTCAGGTCCTGCGTGGCAGGCTCGACGATTTCAATGTCACCGGCCGCTACCTTGCGCACCCAGTAACTGTTCATTTCAACCAGCTTGCCTTCCACCGGCACGGCCTCATAAGTCACCGGGTCGCGCACCAGGCAGCCGACGGCGGGTTTAACGTGCTGTTGCGTTGTCATGGGTTCAGGTCCTCGATGATCGTTTTGGCACGATCCGCCGGATTGGGTTGTGCGTTGTTCAGGCGGTACTCGGTCGTGACCGTGTTCAGGTCCGGCAAGCTCTGGTTGAACAGGTCGTCAGGGTGCCGATCGAAGTACTCGGCCTCGAAGATGAGGCGGCAGGCACCTGTGAGTTGCTCCGACTGATCGAGCAGCACCATGCGCGAGCGCTGTAGCTGCAGGTCGTTCGCCCTACCGCCGAGGGTGTCATCCATGAGCAGCAACCTTTCGGCCTGTCGGGCTAAGGTGTCCAGCGTGTCATCCAGTGCATCGTTGCCTTCGGCGTGGATCTCCACTACCAACTCGACGCGGCGACGGTACTCGCGAGGCGCCTGATTAAAGATCTCGCTCAACTCGTCCATCGTGTAAACGATGATCGCGGGGAGTTCGCTCTGCCAGCCGTTGGAAATGAGTGGCCTCACCCGGCTGGCATAAACGCTGGCACCGGCATTGGTAGCGCCCAGCAGCACCGCAACTGCCTGCTTGCGGATCAATTCTCGTGGGTGTGCCATGGTCATACCTTCCGAAGGGTGATCGTCACGCCGGCCACGCCATCGAACTGCGGCTCATTGATCATGTACAACACACCGCGAGCTCGAACCCGGTCACGGTTGGTTGGGTTGTTTGGTAGATCGACCAGGCGAATGCCAAGGATTGGGTTCTGGCTCGACACCGGCGCACCTGTCTCCGGGTCAACGGAGATGTGTGCGGTATCGAACACGGCTTGGGCCAGAGGCACGCCGGGTTCTACCCCATCAGTCAGCCAGTACACAGCGCCCTCAGGATCGAGGGTCGCTGATGGTTCGCTGAAGGTGCGGATCGAAACGCCGAGCATGCGCTGGGCCATTGAGGCCCAGCCCATTTACACAGGCGCCGGAGCAGATACGCCGTTGAGTCGGCAGGCACCGGTCGCGCTCGGGTTGGCCGCGATTTCGGTGGCCATGCCGACCAGCACCAGGCCGGTGGCAGACACGTTGGTCAGCACTCGGGTGCTGGTGTTCATGAACAGCAGGTCGCCCACTGCCCAGGCCTGGGCGCTGGTTTTGTTCAGGCCAAAAACACCTTCGAGCTTGAGCACCACCGGTGCACCAGCCACTTCAGTGGTAGCTGCCACGCCGATGACCGAACCAACTTTATAAAGCTCACCGGAGACAGTGCCCCCTGCCGGTGCAATAACAGTGAGGCAGTCGCCGTTCTGGATGAAAGTCTTCATGCAAGGTCCCCTTCAGAGACTGAAACTGGAAAACGAAAAAGGCGCCACGCGGCGCCCTTTGGGGTTCAGGTCGAACTGGACGGTTATGCGCCTGGGTTCTTGTACGCGCCGCGGTAATCGATCCAGCCGGCGCCGAACACCAGACGGGCCTTGATTTCCATCCCGTCTACTTCGAAGCCTTCGCGGGTTTCGGTGAACACACCCTGCTCGCCTTCGAGGTAGGCGTATTCGAAGGTGTCGACCGCCCCCGGAGCGGCATACAGGTACCACTGGTTACCGGTGATGCGAGCATCCACAATCACGGTCAGCGAGGCGTTGCGGACATCGTTGATGTCTGCGTTCTTCGCTGGCACGTAATTGGAACTGGTGAACTGGTACGCCTCGAGCTCTTTGTCAGGACCGACAACCAGGTATTCCGGTGCCAAGTTGAGGAACTCGCCCGCCTTGCTTTTCTGCTTGCGCATCGCAGCGCGAGCCGCCGCCAAGGTGGTGGTGTTGATGGCACCGCCGCTCCCTGCAACGTTGCCATGGGCCGCGTCGAAGAACGGGGTACCGTCAGTGAAGTTGGGGTTGCCGAGCAGAAGTGCCCAGACCACGTTGGACTCAGTCGCAGCAGCAGCGTTACCCAGCGCTGCCGGGATGCGAGTGAGCGCGCCCAGGTCATCGTTTACGATGGTTTCCCAGGTGATGGCGATGATCTTACCGAACTTGGCAACCTTGATCGGAGCCCCGTCTTCCGACAGCGTGCCGTACTTGTACTCGCCGTGTTCCTTGACCTGCTCCAGCGCAGCAATATCACCCAGCGCGGCGCGAGTCACGGCACGGAAGTCCGGCACAGTCGTCTGACGACCCAGTGGGCGCCAGGTCTGCGGCGCGTTGGTGTAGGCATCGCGCAGGGTGCGATTGACGGTGCTGCCCAGCAGCAGCGGAAAATCGCTGGTGGAGTGCATGCCGGCAGCGCGAACAGCCTGACGGTCGCAGCCCAATGCTGCCCTGGCCAGTTCCTGCGGGGTCATGCCGCGCGCATTACCGCCGGCCATCTCGACGAACTCGCGGGCCATATCCACCAGGCGCATGCCGCGGAACTCGCGGCCGGCGTCTTCCAACTTGACGCTGACGTCGCAGCGGTGCAGCAAGGCGTTCTGCATGGCAGCGCGTCTCGCGTTCAGGACGGTTACGTCCAGGCCGCCGGTCACAACAGTCGGTTGGCTGCTGCGGGTGTTCGGCTGATCCTTGGCCTGTTTCTCGGCAACCTTGTCGATCAGCGCGATGCTGGCATCGGCAACGGAAACGCCACGTTCAACCAGATCATCGATGAAGGCTTCGTCATCCAGCTGCACCTTGCGAGCCATGGTGCGGATGTTCAGGCTGCGCTTACGCTCCGCTTCGGCGGATTCGCGGCGCAAGGTTTCGTCGGCCGCGCGTTTCGCTTCTTCCGCCGCGCGCTTCTCTTCTTCGGTCATTGCATCTTCCTCTTGGGTCGTAGGCACGGCGGCCGTTGTTCCGGTTGGCTGGTTTGCCTCCCGAACTTCA